TAGGCCAATCGTTAAAAGTTGAAGGATTATCTGGAGTACCTGCTATTAATGTGACAAAAGCGGCATGAGTAGTCACCGCGTTGATCTGAGCTTCCATAGAGTTTGAAGCAGTGCGTACCGCCGTTCTGTAGGTTAATACGTCAGCAGGAATGGCAACACTAGCTTCCGCCCTGCGTATAACGTACCAATCAGTAGGAGCTAGCAAACTTCCTGCCTCTGCTTTGACCTTGGCGCACTCTTGAGACTTTAGACCCAGCGTAATGATTGGATCTCCAAATTGGTCGTAAGCAGGCTCTCCGTCAGTCTCGTCTATTTCGTGTACGTCATCGAGTGCCTTTGGCGTATCAGCATCCCAATAAAACCGTGGGTCAAACGGAGCAGGGTCATCTACCCACACTAGACCAGCCGCAGTCTTCTCTTCGTCTGACCAAGATCCCCAATTAGAGGGGTGCTTAATTCCGTCATCATCCGTCCAGCTTCTGCCTGCGCGAATGACTGTAGTGTTATATGTCCATGCCATTGTTGTTACCTCGCGTTGGCGTATTTGAAGGGCATCTCAGCAAATGCTATGTAAACCATAGTGTTGGTGTTTCCGTTAAAGTTCGTTGAAGTTCCTCGCACCTTAAATCCGCTAGACACAATATCAAAACCACCGCCACTTGCCGCATACTCTGCCGAAAGATAATTTGTAGATACAATAGAATTTGTTTCGTTATATCCTACTCGCTTGTTGTCAATAAGCGTCCAGTAATCAGTAGTATTAATATTTTTTATAAGAATAAACGCGGGTTTAAAACCGCAGTTAATAAACGGGCCGTCTGCGCTTCCGTTGCCTGTGTATATGCCGACCTTGCTAAAGCCTTCTACGCTATGCAGGCAATAGGCAATATTACTTGTAGAGCCCGTAAACGTGACATTGCTAAAGACAGAGCTTGTCGGAGCGGAATAACTGCTATCTGCTTTTACGGTTACATCGTTAAGGCGCACGAAATCCAGCGAGCCATCTATTACAGTTGTACCTGTCCACCAATAAGTACTTCCTGTTGATAGGCTTTTTTGAATTACAATATGAGGTGCTGAAGATAGACCGTGCCCAACAGTACCCGCACTTGATCCGTTATATTTGACAATACTAAGCCCTATATCTGTATTAACAGACACGGTAGCTGATATAGTTCCGTCACTGTTGCTTGAGCCTGCACCGTTAGCCTTCCAGTTCCAACTAGCATAAGTAATCCCAGAGCCGTTGCAACCGCCATCGTCGTCGCCAAGGGTAAAACCATCACTATCAAAACTTGTTAATGATACAGAATCTGTATATTCAGCAGACTCGTGGTTTATAGATAAATCTTTCGTTGCTCCCCTAACCGCATCAAACGAGCGCCACGATTTTCCACTGCTTCTTGCTTTTAGCCACACCCAATCAGGCTGAAATCCAACGCCTGTAATGTTGTTAGTGCTGTCATTGCCTGAATACAGCACAGTATTAAAGTGATCTTGTGGGCTGTTGTCTACAGCAGGGTTAATCGCCGCCACTGGATCAGGCAGGTTAGCCGTACACAGGGCTAGGAAGCCTGCTGGTGGTGCGTAGTAGAAGTCACCAATTCCGTTAGAGTCTGTGTTGCCTTGTGCAGTCTTTTGACCAGCAAAACTAGAGTCTTGACCAAAGTTCCAAATAGCTCCATCGTTAGCTCCTAAAACGCCACCAGCGAGATAGGTTTCCAAGTAACTACCAAAATTTTGGCCTGTCTGAGTTCTGAGAAGTGTTCCGTTTTTATATATTCGACCCTCTCCACCATCGTAGTCAAAAGCTACAGCAACAATATCGCCAGAAGTAAATCCAGCAATCGTTGTATCAACGCCTCCTATTCTAGATTGTCCGTTGGCTTGATAGAAAACACCGTAGGAACCAGAGCCGCTCTGGAGGTCTTCTTCTTGAATACAAATATGTGGGTAGGTATTGTTATCTGTGCAAAGCATTTCAAAATAACATTTCTTTTGTTGCATCGTTGCAAACTGATAATCACTAGTACCAGTAGAGTAGCCTTTAAGGTTACCCTCGGTTAGTGTTGTAGTATTAACTGCCCACCTAGCAATATTAGGGTTTATCGTAGCAAAGTTATTCGTCGGGCTGTCAGGTACTTGATCCGTGGCTACAATATTCGTAACTGTCCAAGTATTGCCGTTTCCGCTTGAGTCCGTGCCTAGTGAGCTAGAGTTACCAAACTTTAAGTAATACCCTAAAGAGCCGTAGCTACCTTCGTACTCTTTAGGAACCCATGTGTCTGCCTTGGTTTCGCCAAAGCTGGTAGGACCATAAGAAAGTCCGTCAATAAAATTTACTTCGGCTATGTAGCCATCAAAGTAAGTGGTGTTGTATGGCGTAGACCCAATAGCATGTACGACGGTGTTGTTGACGTAGCCCTCATGGTTGTAACTTGGGGCTGTGCTAGTGCTGTAAGCAGTTATCCGCTCTCCATTAATATAAATCCTAACCCTGTCTGCGGATGATGAGTCGGAGTATGTCGTGTCTACCCTTAAAACAATATGATACCAAGCAGAAGGATCTCTAAACTGCTGGGTTGTTTTATATTGAAAAGTATAGGCGCTAGACGCATACCCGTTAAAGTGCAGATGATCGGCATTATCAAAGTACATAACGTCCCTGTCGCTACTGTATCCAACGCCAGTACCAGCACTAAAAAGGCCGTCATAGGCCGCATCTGATAATTTTGAACGCTTAAACCAAGCACTCCATGTGTACGTCCTGCGGTTACTAGCAGACGAAGGTGTTCTGGTTAACTGCGAATTACTGTCGAACCGCACAGAGTTATCTATCTCATGCGGATAAAAACTACCCGATGAGTACATCCATTGCGGTGAGCCAAATGGACCTGACATAGCTTATCCTCAGCTAAACGCGAGTTGTGGAGCGCCGAGCAAGATGCGGCCTGATGCGGCTACAACGTAAGGCACAATGTCCGTGGTCGATGCGGCAGAAGACAAGGTAAGCCCTGCTCCGCTGGCCGTCTCGTAGTCAGTACCAAGAGACACTGTTCGACTCCCCGTACCGTCCTGAATAAACACGATGAACCCGGACTGACCTAAAATCTCCGTGCTTGGGTTAGCCAAGGTCACGTTGCCTGTTAGCGTTAGTACAAAGTTCTGATCGGCACTAAAGTCCAGAGTAATTGATCCGCTGTTACTGGTATCCGTTTCAGTGCTAGCGACTGCGGTAGTAAACGTACCTGCGGCGGCAGTAGAGCCACCAATAGTCACGGCATCCGCAGTACCGCCGTTGATGTCAGCAGTAGTCAGCACAGCACTTGCTACCGTCACTACGCCACTTGAGTCTGCAATAGACCCTGCGGCTGTACCGTCTTTAGCTTTTAAGTTCGTTACTTCAAGATTGGTTGCATCAACCGTCGTGGCATTTGCGGTGGTAAACGTGCCAACTGCGGCGGTAGAGCCTCCGATGGTCACATTGTCCGCAGTGCCGCCATTAATGTCAGCGGTGGTTAGTACTGCGCTTGCTATTGTCACTACGCCACTTGAGTCTGCAATAGACCCTGCCGCCGTGCCGTCCTTAGCTTTTAGGTTGGTAACTTCAAGGTTGGTTGTGTCAACAGTAGTTGCGTTGGCCGTGGTAAAAGTGCCTACTGCCGCAGACGATCCGCCGATGGTGGTTCCGTCAATAGCGCCGCCGTTGATGTCTGCCGTTGCGATGGTTGCACCCGTTACGGTTAAGTCAACATTAACGTCCGTAACCGTTGCGCCTGAGCCGCCGCCATTAAACTTCAGCAGGACATCTGCGCCGCTAACAATCTCAAAGTCATTTGAAGCGTTATAGGTGCCCTGAAAAACAATAACAGAGCGACTACCCGACAGGCTGTTGCGGAAGTGAACAATTTTTTCAGCGTCGTTAGGCGTAAGTTGAACATACGCCGTGCCGCCCAAGTCGCCCCCATCAACAAACTCAATAAACTTGTTTCTGCCGTTAGACGACGAGCCGTTTGTTATGGGCAGCGCCGTAGGTGATCCAGAGCTTCCGGCAGATGACAACGTAATAGAAATAATCCCATTGACGGCTTCATCAAGCAGGTCGAGGTTGGTATTGGTGGTGGTGCCCCATGTTCCCGACTGTTCGCCGGTAGCAATCTTTTCAATACCAAGATTTGTAGTGTAAGTGCTAGGCATTATTCAATCCTCTTTATGCCGCAATGTCTTCATAATTTGGGGTCTGGGACGGGGTTATCTCTGACCAACTTGGCGTTTGGTTTGGAACGATGGCACCCCAAACCAAAACAGCCGTGACCTCTCCTGTAGCGGCAACGCCCGTTACCTCTACATTTTCGCCTGTGCCCTCCGATACAGTGACAGAACCTACCGCACCTGTAGCGGCAATGCCCGTGACAGACGCATTTGCACCGCCTGTGGCCGTAACAGAGCCCACCGAACCCGTGGCAGAAACCCCGGTAACAGAAACAGAAACATTTTGGGCGGCGTTGACGGTAACAGACCCCACCGCACCTGTGGCGGCAAGACCCGTAACCGACAAGTTTACATTCGTAATCAGCGATACGGTGCCAACAGCACCCGTTGCAGAAACCCCGGTAACAGGGGCATTTACATCGCCGTTTACTGTGACAGACCCTACTGCCCCAGTGCCACCTGCGTTAGTGTCGCTACCTTCGCCCCACGCAGCACTGCCCCATCCACCACGACCCCAGCCGGTAAATGAGACAGTTACGTCGGACATTACGCTATCCGAATAATTGCGTTGCTTGCGTCAGCCGTGGGAAAAACAATAGTAAAGTCTCCAGAGCTAGACGTTTTATCTGCACCGAAATCAAGAACAACTACCGTAGGGTCCCCACTAGCACTGTCGTTGTAGATCAACGCACCCCGTGCCGTAAGCGACGAAGAGCTAAACGTAAGATCTGCAAAATCCGTGAACGCAGTGGTACTTGACGTAGTTGGATCTACACGGGTAAGGGTTCCCCCGCCCGCAGTGTACCCCGTGCCGCTGATCTCGTTGCTTGTCGTATAAGCGGTAGTAGCGGCAGTAAAACTGGCGCTGTTGGTGTACATGGCGAGCTTAAAGGTGTTTCCGCCAGAATTTTTAAAGTTATGTACGCCTTCAAGCAACTCCTTTTTAAAGGACGTACACATAAAATTGCCACTAAAAGCCATTTAAAGCCTCCTAATCGTTTCGGCTAACTCTTTTTGCCCCGCATCAAGCAAAGCGTTGTAAACAGTTGTGCGATCACTTTGGATCGCCTCGCGCATGTAATGCGTAAGCACCTGACGTAAGCTGTCTTTATACGCCAACGCTTGATCTCTTATAGCGGGGGGAGCGGATTCCGATACTTTAACAATCCGATCTAAACACCGAGCAGCAACCTCTTCTGGGGTAAATCCCCGGTTACTGGTAGTATGAACATTTACAATACCAGTGTGTATTTTACCGCCTTCCACCATCATTGTTTAGCCCTTATTACCATTCCGGTGCGATACTGGTCAGTGGGTTCTTTGGATTCTCCAAACAACTTTAACGACTGAACCCCTTGAACAAATTGTTGCTGGTAGTTTTGCAGTATGTCGGGCTCCCCCTTCATATACGTGTACGCTTCCACCAAACAACCATAAAGCATCGTCATTGGTGCATTTTCGCTTAACCACGTTGTTCCAGAGCTTGAACCTGCCGTAAGGCTTGCTGGTCGATAAAAATAATTAAGCTGAACCGTGTAAGAAGAATTTGGGGTGGGCCCAACAACAAAATTATCTACGTCATACACGGCGTAATATTTGGGAGAGCCCGTGGTCGCATCGTTTGGGTTGACCGTTTGTATAAAATCGGGGTCTTTTAGCTCCAAAAACACTTTATTGCTACTGCTGTCTACAAAAGACAGGGACAAAGGCGCTAAAAAATCACTTGGGCAAGCCAAGAATTGATTGGCATTTGTCATTGTCCCGGAAGCATTTTTACGAAAAAGACTAAGTTGAACGTTTTTAAGAATGCGTTCTTCAGTGTTTTTTATAAAAATGTCCAGATTAGTTACAAACGACGTTTCGTCGTTTTCAGTGTAATCTTGAATCGCGGTTTTTAGCTGTGCGTATGTAAAGCTCATACCGTATTTACCTTATAGCCCATGCCGCTGTGGTTAGTGCAGTATGTGTAGAGCGTTGGGGCTCCTGAAGCCACAGTAATCTGGGTATAGGCCCCTGCGCTTCCCGGTGTGCCAGAGGTTGTCACTCCGGTGGTGTACTCGCTGCCGCCGCCGTGTGAGCCATCAGATGTGGTTGAAAATCGCAAGGGATGTCCAGAGTTACTGCTGTCCGACTGATCAAATCGATAGGTTTGACCCTCACTAACGTCTACACCGCTTACTCCCGGCAATGTCCCGTCTTGATAATATTTGTTCCCAGAACCGGGATTGGCCACCGTTATCGCGTAAGTTGTAACATTCACAGTCACTGAAACACCGCTTCCGGCTACAGACGCAGAAAGACCGGTCACATTAACATCAACGTCGGTAACCGTTGCGTTTACGGCAACAACTCCTACTTTACCAAAGACTTGCGGAGTATTTAAGTTGGGATTTTCAACAAGAGGAACCCCCACAAAAACGTCTAAAGGCTCAATCCTATCCGGGCGAGGGTTTTGCAGCGCCTGCGGATCTATGGCTTTGCGACGAGGCTCAATCTGAGGTTGCTTGGGGTCATACTCATCTGGACCCACCAACATGCCCGTCCACTCTCTTCTCATCTCGTTAAGCTTGTAACGCTGTCCCGAGCGGTCAGAAATACCGTAAGCAAATTTACCTGATGCAAAATTACCCATGGCTATGGTCTCTGGTACGCCATTGTGGGTTGAACATTAAAAGACGCTCGGTCCCGGTCTTCAGAAGCCGCTCTCTCGAACTCTTCCTCGTACATCGCTTTTAAAAGTTGAACACGATCCGGCGCTTTTTTTATGGCAAGGTAATAAGCTAATCCTGCCGCCAAGCAGGGGTAAAACCTAAAAGGAACATCCATGGTGTTGGTGTAGGTGTCCGCGTCGTCCATGCGAACAAGCTTGTCAATGATAACCGTATCCGTGCTGTTTTCAGGAATCGGCCACAACTTCAACGTAGGATCTATTTGACGATCCACAAAAAATTGTGACGGACGCGCCTGCTGAGTTTTACTCGGGATGTTGATGTAATCACTACGGCTAATGCGATCAAGGGCATAATCCGTATCACTGCGACGAACAACCGCATTCAAAATATCAATTGTAGACGCGCCTAAGCTATAGTTCCCGGTTCCTTGCGTAAGGGTTACCGTGGCTTGTTCAATAGTCCATTGATTAAGGCCACGGTTTGCCCAATCCCCTAGCATTAAGTTAAGGGATCTTTTAGCGGTTTTAAGGTCATAACCGGTGCGAACTTCTAATCCACACCGCTCATACGCCTCTTCGATGTAATCACTTACATCTAGCTCAAAGTTTGTAGACCCAGAAACAGCCATTATTACAAGCTCTTAGAAGAAGAACTGCGCACTGCCGCGCCGCCTTTAGCCGTTTTCTTTACCGCGCCGCCTTTAGCCATTTTCTTTGCCGCGCCGCCGTTACGCATTTTCTTTGGCCCTTCTTTAGGCTTAGGCTTGACAGCGCCGCCGTCAGCCATAAAACCCATTTTATTACGAACGTTTTTAGGAAGCTTGGCTAACCCTTTATTTGCTTCAGGTACTTCTTTCTTAGCCATTCCACCGTTACGCATTCCCGGCGGCTTTTTTGGCCCTACTTTAGGCTTGGCCGCCATTCCGCCGCCACGCATTCTTTTCACAGCGCCGCCGTTACGCATTCCCGTTCCGGCACTACTCATTTTCTTGGCCATTCCTTTTTTTGGTCCTACTTTAGGCTTCATACCCGGCATTGCATAATCTCCTGTATAACGTTTGTCTTTTGTTCCAAAGGTTTGCAGTTGAAACATCCTTCATGTATTGCTCATAATACCCTTTTTCTCTTAGCTTTTCTGCCGATATTTCCAGCTTAGAAAGCCTTTGAACAAACGTAATTGCATACAAATCCTCCACTAAATGTGGAAACGTTTGGTCAAAAACTTCCTCATCTTGATCATCTTCTGGGTGAAATCCCATAACCCACAGGTCTTTTTGAATAAAAATTCCCATAGATACGGCGTCATTAATGCCGTCCAGATACTCGTGATACGTTTCTGGATCTTGCTCATAGAACAATTCAACGTAGCAAACTAAGTCAAAAGTGTCGTCAAACTGTGACAACGCCGTATAAAGACCTTGTTTTTCGTCGGAATAGCTAAATACAAAACCTACGCGGTCATCTGCCCACGCTTTTTTTGCATAAGGACATGCCGGAAGATTGTTAAAAAACGGATGAGGCGTTTCAAGGGCGTGACTAGACCAGCCCCGTACTTCCTCTTGAATTTGTTGTTCTAGCTCTAACATTAGGCATACCGCGTTCGCTTTCTTCTGTTTGATAAGACTGCTCCGCAGCCTTTATTTAGCTTACGCACCTCGCCGCCAGATTTAAAGCTAACTTTGGCTGCTTTGGTGTTAGATACCACTTGTTTACCTTTTGCACCTTCTCGCTTTTTCTTTTTTGCGGTAGATGCTCTTTCAGATTGAGTTAGGCTTTGGGCCTTTGATCGGGGCAAACAACGATCTGGGTTTGTTTTGTCTTTGGAAGTGCCACATTTACCTGCAATGTTGCCACTGCTGTCAATGCGCACCCAATCTTGATCTCGCCATTTTTTAAGCTCGCCCATGTGTTACGCTTTTCCCTTGGCTTTTTTCGCGTAATTTGGGTCTTTGCAATATTTGCTAGCGGCCATGTTGGCATATGCCGAAGGATAAGTGTCGAAAGTTCGCTTTGCCCACGCTTTTCCCGCCGGACAAATTTTGCTTCCCTTGCTTTTCCCGGAGGCATCTCCGCCTTTACGCAAGTAGGTGACTTGAAGCTTAGTTTTTTTGGGTCCTGTCTTAACCCGAGAGCCACAACCACCCATTTTTACCCCCAGAAATTAGCCGCAATTGGTGCGAGAATAATAAGCACCGCAATTCCCCAAATTTTTAAATCTAGTTTGCTTAAAGCCTCCGAATTCTTGGCTATAAGCTCTTTTTGGTCGCCTAAACGCTCTTCGATACGTCTATATCGCAAATTGCATTCGGCCTCGTGTTTTTCTAAACGAGACAACACCTCTTCGACCTGCATATTTAACACGCTACCATGCTTTGCAAGACCAATATCTTGCCGTAAATTTGTCTTTTGCCGTGTCGCAATTGTGCCGGGCTCTAAAATTACTTCTGCGCCCCGGTTGAGACTTTTTAATCGACATGTTTGGGTCGCCAAAACGTACTAACTTGACTTCAGTGCCTTTTTTAGCCAAAACCGCGCTTTTTTTAGACTTTCCGGGGGTCTTTTTGGGCTTGTTATAGCCCGAAAAAGTTTCCCCTCTGTACTGTAGTCGTCCAGAAGGGAGTCTTCGCACACTTTTAGTCGTAGCCATGGTTAGGCAAATTTCTTTCGCAGGTACAAAATAATAGTGTAAGTGTCGGCGCTGCTGTGCCCTACCGTAGTGAAAGAAACATCTCCGGTTTTACCGCTTCCTGCATTGTTTGTCAGGCCACCAAAAGACGAATAGTCGTGGTCGCCGCTTTGGTTTTCACCAAGTTCTATGCAAAAAACATCAGAAGTGGCGTCAAACAAGATTTTGACTTTCATGCCTATGCACTGCCACCAAATCCGTTCAATAACGACTTCATTACAAGCGTCGCCATCCGCACTGTTTGATAAAGCAGAAACATCTACTTTTACGACAGCACTTTCCCCCGATCCATCGGAAACGTTGGTAAATTTCATAACGGCCTGTTTAGGGCCATCGATTAGCGTTTGTGACGTTACCGCATCAGCCATGAAAACCTCCAAAAATGGGGGTCGAAACCCCCGTTTAGATTATTGATCCGCAAATGCCGGAGCAGTTGCCCCCGTTACGGTGCCAAAGATCTGGTAATTGGTGGTGTTTAAGCCAAGGATAGTTACATCACACCCAGCCGGTACGTTTAGCTGGATACTGCTGTTGGAGTTTCCATCAGAAAACACCGCACTTACTTCGTTGTCGGTATCCAAGAAAGTGACACCGCCAATGTAGAAGTTGGCGTTACCGGGAGTAACAATGATTGCATCCGTAGCATCTGCCGCGCCGCCAGCATAAACAAATCTAAAGACTGAGCCCGCAATCGGGGCAGGCAACGTATAAGTGTTGTCTTGGCCGCCGTCTGGGATCAGCAGGATTCTTCCGCTGTGGGTAGCATTAGTAAGGGTTACGTCGGCGTCAGCAAGGCTTACGGGTCCGTCCCCAAGCGTAGCAACTTCTGTAATGGTGCCAGTAGTCGCATTTTTGCTTACAGCTTTAAAAGTAGTTTCAGACCGAACGGGTCCTGTAAAAGTAGTGTTAGCCATGGGATTCTCCTGTCGTGGCAAATGTCATCCGCCCTATGCGGATGTCAGGATTTGGGTATTTTAACACGCAAAAAGAAAGGGCGGCAAATGCCGCCCTTGCCCGATCCGAAGATCTATTAGGCTCCGGGGGAGCCAAACACACAACGCCAGTCGGAAACACCGAAACTGTAACGCTCACGCGCCTTGAAGCGCATGTTGCCAGTGTCGAAGTCGCCTTCCATGGCGGTCTTGATGGGGCTACGGTTGAACAACTTAAAGCCGTTAGGGGCGTCAGTCTTGAGAAAGAACGCGTCCGTATCGGTCAAGAAGTGGTTCACAACAGCGCCATCAGGGATCATTCCCATAGACTTCATTGCGTTGGTGTCGTTGTCAGCCGTACCCGAACGGAGGTTAGAGTTAATAACTCTTTCTGCAATAAATTGCAGTTCCTTCGGGATAATCAGCTTCATGCCACGTACCGCAATCTTCAGACCACGCTCATCGGTAAAACCCGCGATGTCAATCAGCATCTGCTCAAGCGAAGTCTCGTTGAGATCCGCAGCTACAGACAGTTGATTACGCTGGTTGCCAGACAGAGAAGGGTGAGCAGAAGAACACAGAGCAGCGCCATCACCCACTGGAGAACCAGTGCTGAACGCATTGTTCAGGATGGAAGCGGCTTTGATCTGCTTGGTTTGTGACATAGATCGTGCCAAAGCACGGGTGTAGCGAGAAGCAAGACGATCATAAAGATTGTCTTCGATAGCTTCTTCAGTGATGCTGAAAGCCAGAGCGATGGTTTCGTGAGTATAACGAGCAGTAAAAGTCTCCTGCGCGTCATCAAACGAAATAGAACCACCTTCTGATTTAACCGGCGCAGTGCCGAAACCAGACAGCATTACTTCTTCTTCAAAAGCACGATCTGAAGACTCTTCGTCGAAGATCTCCCCGTGCTCTTTTTCGTAGCGATCATACTCAAGGCCGAAGAGAGCGTTTAGTCCGGGCTCAAGCTCCTTCGCCAGTTGTGCGCGAGAAATAGCCATTACTTAGTCTCCCTTAAATACCAGTTGAGTCAGCGGTTGTTTGAGAAGCAAACGCCCGCGTGGCTGCGTTGAAGTGAGCGTTCAATCGAACGAGCAAGTGCGCACCCGCTGACGCATAATCATTGTTAGCGTCATCATCAACCAAACCTACAATACGCAAAGGTAGCGTTGCCGTAGTGGCGATAGTGCTTACGCCTAGCTGAGAATTAGACTTACCTGTATCGGTAGAACCGGTACGAGCAGAAGTTCCCAAACTAGCGTTAGCAAAAACAGCCGCCAAAGCAGTGGCTCGGTTGGTGAGGGTGGCATCCGCCGCTACGACGAACAGTTGGTTGGGGTTATCCGCTACGAGAGCTTTTACCGGGTAGTTAGTGTCTACAGACACGCTACCTGATCCGGGCCAGTAGTTAAGCCATACAGGCTTCTTCTGGGTAGAATCGTGGTACTGGACCCCTACGAGAACACCAAGGGCTTGCGTAGTGCCGCCATTAGTTGCCCCAGCTTGGTCGATTACGCCTGCCGCAAGAGGAACCACAATTGAACCATTAAAGATTGCATTTGTGTTGTCACTAGCAATTTCATACTCAGTGACGCCAGTGCTGTTAACACCGCTTCCTACAAGACCAACAGGACGAAGACCAAAGGCAGTTTCTTGATTTGCCATGAGTTAATATCTCCGTTCTGTGCGGCCCTATTTTTTAGAGCCGCCAAAAGTTACACGACTTTGACGCTCGGATTTACCGATTGTCATAGTTGGATGAGCGTTTTCTCGCAACATATCCGATTCAACTGCTTCCATTTGATCCGCGTTTCGTTGAGCAAAATACTCAGCGCGTTCCTCCACAGTTTCAATCGGAATACGAGCGAGCATCAGACCACCCACACCAAACACACCTTCATATTTACCTGATTCAACTACCGGGGATTCAAAATCGGGATATTCGTCTTGGCGAACAAGCTCATAGCCTTCTCGCAATCTAGCAGAGATATTTTTCGTGTCATCAAAACCACGAACTTCTGCACGAATCCATCGATGTTTGTAGCCCTCTGGTGCAGGCGGTGCATCTAGCATAGACGGGGGAGCCCAAGGCTTACGCCTACCTTGCTTCTCCCTTGACGATGCATCACG